CTGCTTTTGTTCCTATTAGCATATAATCTTCCGGGAATCCCATAATACGTTTCAACTCTGGAATCGTTAGCATTCTCATTTTTATATCGGAAATTCCGTACATGGCCATGAATTCCTTTATTTTTTTCATTACATCGGTATCTGTGTCGTATATCTCATATACCAGTCCTCCTGAAAACATCTTAATAAAGCTAGGTAGATCTCCCTCTCTAGATGCTTCAATTAAATATGGTGGCATCTTATCCATTCTAGCAATTAACGTAAAACAAGGTTTATCTACTGATCCGCCAGCAGAATTGAATTGAGGGTTCATCAAGTAATGCCATTTACGGTTTGCAGTAATTACTGGTGCCGGTTGATTTATACTTGTGCCGACATTTTTAAAATTTGTATCTAAAATCCAAGGTTTACAGCTTACAAGACTATATTTGGGATTAACAGTGATACAGCCTAGTGGTTTATCCAGCGAAGAAGGCTTACTGTTCCCGTATTGTTGGTCAATAAATACAGAAGAAATTAATGAAAATCGGTCTTTTGTTGTTACGGTTGGTGCTGGTTCATCTACAGATTTACAAAATCCATTTCCATAATGAACAGAAATAAATGCTTTTCCGGTTAGGATATTTAAACGATTTATGCAAGCAACCCCAAGTCGATTTTGAGTAGATATTACTGGACATGGATCATCAACTCCCGGAGCATTGTACTTTCCAGCTTTACTCATTGAGTTATACTTAACCATGAAGGCATCTTTTCCACCTGCTACAAACTTAATAAGTCCTGCATAAATTCTTAATAAAGAAGAATCTACTAAAGGTGTTTTGCGACCAAAAATACTTTTTCCTTCATCATCAAAGTCTAACACATCTCGTACTGCCTTCCAGTTCTTTAATTTTTGGTCTGGCTTTTTAGAATGGGTTTGCTCCGGAAAAACAATAGGTAAACTCCCTTTCGCAAATATTCCGAAAAATCTCTTCCTAGAAGTGTAAGCTCCATAGTCTGCTGAATTTAATATTTTATGCTCAAATTTGTAGCCATAAGACCTTACGTTATCCAGCCATCTCAAATAAGATTTACCTTTATCACGACTAATAGGTTTACCGTACTCATCCAAATCTCCCCATGACATAAACTCTTCTACATTCTCAATTTGAATATAGTCTGGGTTAATAGCCTCAATATACCGAAACAAGTGCTCTGCAAGTGTTCTACTATCTGCATCTCGTGGTTGACCACCTTTAGCCTTCGAGAAGTTAGTACATTCCAACGAAGCCCATAAAACTATCAATGCTTCAGGATATTCAGCTCTGCATTTTTGTAGGTGGGAAACTAAAGGAGATAAATTTAGTGTACGAATATCTTCTGTAAAATGAAGAGCGTCCGGATGATTAGCAGCATGACTTGCAATCGCATTTTTATCATGATTTACACATGCTATTACCTTAGCGCATTGTTCGTTCTCTAAACGGGCTTTTTCTACCCCTGTGCTGGTTCCACCGGCACCACAAAATAAATCTATATAAAGTAATTTCATTGTTTTTTCAAGTATTCTACAATATCTTCATCAGGCATGTTAAAGGTCTCTTCATCCAGATAGAAATAAATCTGTTCATCTACAGATTCTGCTTCTCGTGTACTCCAATTACCCATATCATCTAATAATTGTCGCGCTAATCGCTCGATAGATACAGTCACCTTTTCTTCATCAGGAGTATTTTCAAAGATTACTACCGTTTTTATTGGATAATCAGCACCATTCCAATCAATATAATCTGGATTTTGGCAAAACATTCCACGAATAATCGACCATATTTTTTCTGACTGAAAATCAGAATTTTGTATATGCCAGTAACATTCCCAGTATGTAAATCCGGCACTGCGTAGCATTTCCTGAATAACCGTATCAGAGGCACCATTACTTACTGCATCTTGAAGTGCACACCAGTACCCTTGATTGAAGTCAGTCAATTTTGGAGTTAATTCGACGGCCTTTACTTTTACGTTCCCCTTTTTATCAGAAAAAATTAGAGAAACTAATGTGTCATTTTCAACCGGATGAGGAGCAGAGGTGCACACTTGCATAACTTTCTTCTCGTCACTATTTACAGGATGCCATATTACCTCCGCACCTATATTTACAAAATAGTATTTATTCATATTCAATTATATCAAGATATGCTTAGCGAATCTAACAGTTGTTTTAATGGCTGTTTGTCATCTTCATTCTTAGCTGTTAATAATTTCACTTCTCTGTCAGCTAATTGATAAAATTCATCTTTTTCAGCATAATTCATAGCTTTTATATACAATTCAAAAGCGTCTTCAATAGACATACCATCTGCCGAAATATTAGCTAACAATTCTCCCATACACACTTCGCTTTGTGTGTATTGTTCTATAATCTTTTCAAATGTTTCCATGCTGTTAAAGAATATTTTGCCACCCATACCATATCAAATATGGGTGGCGATAATATTAAATAGTCAAGGTCTTAGTCAATTCGCCTTTATAACCACGTTCACGTAACATGTTTATAAGAGCTTCGTCACTATGCAGACAATCGTTACTTTTTGCCTCGCCTGTCAACAGGCTCGGCGAAGGCTGAAATGCTGCAACCGCCCTCACCATGCCACTGTAGTCCTTGCCGTTGCTGTTGAAGTAGCCACCACTAAAGTGCACGCTCCAGCTGTTGATCTGACTGTACTCACTGCTACTCCAGACCCAGGTTTCATCAGAATCTTCTGTAGGAAGCAAACATTCATCGGGACATCCAATTTCTTTCATTGCTTTGTTTATCTCATCACGATATGCGCAAAGAACTCCTAGCTCCATCAAACAAGGCAAATACCACTGGAGGCCACCTTTTTGATAGTTCCAGCAGCGTTTGGCGGCAGTCATTCCATCAATATCAGTTTGTGCTTCTACAATACGTTTGGTTAGATCAAGTCCGGAGAAAGTTTGCATAGCAACGGATTCATTCTGCTCTTCCGTTAAGATCCTATCAGTATTTCCCCATTGTTCTTGCCAAGTGTCAAACGCCAAAATACGGCTCATAAATTCTGTTGTTACGATAATGCCAATAGCATTAGTATAATTCATACCTCTTGCTCTGAAATCTGCGATTTCATACTGTTTCTTGTCGGCTCCTAAAACCGAAATAGAATACTTTTCCATACTTGTAAATTATTATTAATATTGATTTTAGAACCACACCAATAGCCTTGGAGTCTTCCAATAAAAATTGAATACTGGGAATATCTCTTTAAGTGTGGTGGTTATTTTTCCTGTAATATTTTTCACATGTCTAATTCGCAAATGATTAGCTGTTACGATATAGTCTATTCCTGGGTGTAAACCTATTTGCGAAAGAAGCGATTTCAAGAATATTTTTATATGTTGCTTTGCATCAGTAATTGAACGATAGCCAAAATCAATGTTAGCTACTTGATACACTTGCGTTTCATTTATTTTTCAACTTGTTATTAAACTTGATCTTTCCATTTTTATATAAATCAATTTTCTTTTTTCGATACTTCCGTTTTAACTCTGTCCAATATTCTGTTGGATATTGTTTAGAGTACTTGCGAACAGGAGGAGATAGTATAGATTGTATAAGCCGCTTACTAACATTGAACATAGCGGCCAGTCTTCTTTGGCTATATCCTTCACGGGCCAAAATCTGAATAGCCTGGCGTTGTTCTAGGGACAACTTAGCGCGACCATCAAATTTGGTTCCTGCCAACTTGATATTCTCAATTTTCAATGGCATATTTATTACTGTTTTAATGTGAATAGATTTTATAGTTTTATATGGTGTGAATAGTTGTCCACTTTAACCATTGTTTAACACAAAAGGCTGCTCTATTTTGTTAGAACAGCCTTTGCTTTACAGACATCACTTTAACTATGGTCGATTGTACCTTAGTCCGTCTGTATGAATAAACCATTTCTTCAAACTTCCGTCTGGCTTCTGAACTTTTTCAATATCCACTGTTAACCAATGAATAGCTCCCTCACCGAACTTGATTTCCCTTTTGGTCGGGTGTCTCCAATAATCAATCTTCTTTTTGTGCCCCATATTAATCATCATTTATTGCCACAGATTTCACCTTGTCTGTAACAGGCATGTACTCAATAAGATATGCAAGGTGTCCAGGAACAATATCCTCCAATTCAATATCTACCTGGTTGCCCCATTCGTTATCAAAAGCCGATAATTCAATGCATCCGTCATGCAACCATACCTTATGAATCACGACATCCATAGGTCCGTCATTAAGGTTGACCAAGATTATAGGCGGGTCATATAATTCTTCCTCATCGTTTTCATCATCAATCCAGACAAATTCGCCACCATGAGCTTCCAATGCTAAATGTAATTCTCTAGCTTTCTTTTTTCTAATTTTATCACACATGGCATAAAAATTAGAATGTTCCATATATTCCATGATAATTCAATATTTTATGACCTACAAACACAAATATATTCTCCGGCAATTTTATATTCTTCATACCGTCCATCCCAAGAATTAAGTACCGAGCACCAACCATCCTCACTTATGATTGAATCCAACCAATCACTCAACGAATCAGTAGTTCTTTGAGCCGCCACAGATTCACGCCAAAAACACGCGTATTCATCATCATTATGTACTCTATCACTAGCTATATTAGTCAGTTCATCTTCTGTACCAATATAATAATCAATACCATTTGCACAGTATAGTTGTTCACCATAGGAACATTCTTCAAATGTATCATTCAAATCACCGAATGTACATCCCAAATGTACTCCCAGAGCTACAAATCGTTTGGCTTCATCTTCGTCACATTCGCGTAAATCCATTACTTGCTGGATAATTTCTTTTGTGGCAATAAACCCTTCTTTACCCATGTCAAAAACCGCTTCCAGTTCTTCTGTTAACGCAGTTTCTTCTTCTTCAACAAGGTCACAAATATTATTTATGATCTCTTCAATATTATCTGGAAGCGGACTGTATAACCAACCATTACCATATTTATATCCATTATCTACATATAAACCTTTTATAGCAAGAAAGAAACATTTTACGTTGTAGTCTGAAGATGTATGGAAGTATGTGTTTGACAATCCAAGGATATATTGAATGGGATTATTCCTCATTTTCTCATAAAGCACATTTCTCACCTGTATTATAGCCGCGTCACTAATGTTAAAATTCTTAACAAGAATCTGAAAAGAAATATCATCAAACTGTTCACGGTAATGCTCATTATATGTTTTAAACAACTCCACAAAGTAATTGTAGTCGTTAACATATTGCTCGCCGTTTAAATATTCATCTTGACGAATCGTACCGCCAGACATACCACCTAGATGATATTTGTTCCAAAATTCCAGAAGTTTCTTTTGTCCTTCTGTACGAGGAATTATATGATCGTAGCATTGCCCGGCACCCATACCTCCAGCCCCACATACCGAAACACTGAAACTTTGTTTAAATTTTTGCAATGTTTCACGGTTTATACGAGTAGATTCTTCCTTATAAACCTCAAAATCTACAGTCCAACTGTTTTTATTTTCGTCCCGAAATTGGACGGAACGTTTGAATATTATATCGTTTCTCATAATCAATCTTTCTAATTTTATTTTCATAAACCAGAGGAAATGCACCTAAACTGGTTTATGAAAACTGCCCTGATTAAGTTATTTACGCCATTCCTTCATTTTAGCAACCACATCAATGTTGTTGTCATCCAGCATTTTCTTCAACATACCAATCAAACGCCAACCTTCTCTATTCTCATACAACTTTGCCTTCTTGTTCAAAAAGGCAAGGGATGCGTTTTTACCTAATGTTTTTCCATTGTCATCTATGACAACGCAATTATGAAAACGAATCATGTTCTGCATTGTAAAGAACGCTCCAGATCCTTTGTAAGCATCTAGCCATGCTGCATTTTGAGGAGTATCCCAATGCATTTTGATACGCCTTTTATTGAACTCCTGTACCGAATGCCAAAGTTCATAAGTGTTTCCAGCATGTTGTATTTTGTGTACTGCAAACAACAATGGCTTAATTATTTTTCTATCAAAATCATCTACGAATATGTTTTGACCATTGATACGTTTATATGGTATCCCTTTACATTTTCTCAATTTCAACTTCTCAAATCTCTTTTTGAGTTTCTCGATATAGTCTTTTGCCATATCTAACACCACTCTTTTGTTAAACCAGCGATTTCGATCTCTGAAATTATCGACATCACCGTTCTGCATCATTTTGTGCTGGGCGTACAACTCGTTATTTAACATCTTCCACTGATATTCATATCCCATACTATGAATCACCTCTGAAACTCCAATCGGCTTATAAGCACCGTGGGTATTGGTAGTTATATAAATTATGCGGAACATCTGTGCCATTACCCAACGTCTGAATAATTGCCGATTAGGAATTGTGCCTTGAATTATAATGGCCTGGAAGATTGGATCATCTTCTTCCAAGATACTAATGACACCATCTCTTTTTGAGGCTATAAACTCCAAACCATCTGCACTTTGCATTGCAAAAAGCTCACTAACATCAACACCAGCTTTCTTTAGAGCTTCAATACGCTCCTTAGCTTTGGTTTGATTAGCTGTAAGCGTAAACTCGGTACCACACTCAGGACATTCAAATTTTAACTGTTTCATAACCTATTAATAATTTAATTTTTAGTCTGATTATTTATTTCTCTACTGTAACCCAGTTTTTGAGAATTACTAAATCTCTATCTTTGTTGCTTTGCCAAAACCATTTACCCATTTTATTAGCATCCCAACCTATACCCAATATTATTTGACAGAGAATGTATAATTCCAATTCGACTTGTGCTATATCTCGACCAACTCCAAACAACATGTCTTCATCCTCTAAATCTTTATCAGACAAAGCCTTAAAGTATTTTCGGCTTTTACATTCACTCATTGTTGATGGAATAGAATGTTTATATCGAGTATATAAATGCTCTACATTAGACAGAAACTCATCAAGAGAAGCGCATAATTCCACACCTAAGTC